CTCCATGATCGGGAAGCTCTGTGTCACCTTCCAGGCTTAATGAGGCAAGTCTCCCCACCTTTTTTGAAAGCAAAAAATGAAAATTCCAGAAGTAGAAACCAACAATATCCAGGCGCTGATTGACAAGCACCACGAGGCGCAGGCCGAGGTGCCGCGTCCGCATCTGGGTGCCAGTACGCTGGGCCATGCCTGCGACCGCTGGCTGTGGCTGTCGTTTCGCTGGGCTGTGCAGCCGACATTCCCTGGCCGCATCCTGCGCCTGTTCCGCCGGGGCCACCAAGAAGAGCCGAACATCATTAGCGACCTGCGGGCTATCGGCATGGACGTGCGGCAAACCACGGGCCAGCACCGGGTGGACTTCGGTGGCCACGTTTCTGGCAGCTTGGACGCCATCATTGATAGCGGGGTGCCGGGCGCACCAAAGACCAAACACGTTGCCGAGTTCAAGACGCATTCCAAAAAGTCGTTTGATTCGCTGGTGAAGGATGGCGTCGAGAAGTCGAAGCCTGAGCACTTTGTGCAGATGCAGGCCTACATGGCCGGGACGGGTTTGGACCGGGCGCTGTACTTGGCTGTATGCAAGGATGACGACCGCATTCACACCGAGCGCGTGAAGTTCGACAAGGATGTGGCCCTGCCTGCAATCCAGCGCGGCCAGCGCATCGCCCTGTTGGACCGGATGCCCGAGCCAATCAGTGCGGACCCTGCCACTTGGTATCAATGCAAGTTCTGTGAGGCTTCGCAGTTCTGTGCGTACACCAAAACAACGCAGCATGTGAACTGCCGCACCTGCGCCCTGTCAACGCCGCTGTCGGACTCGACCTGGCACTGCGCCAAGTGGGATGACGTGATACCGGTCGAGGCCCAGCACAAGGGCTGCGATGGCCACGTGCTGCACCCCGATCTGGTGCCGTGGCAGCGCAAGGACGGGCCGGACGAGTTCACTGCCGTGTACGAGATCAATAACGTGAATGTGGCAAATGGCGATCCTGAGATTGAGGGCGTTTTCAGCTCGCGTGAGCTGCTGGCCAACCCGGCGGCATGCGCAGGGGGTGATCCTGTGATTGCTGACATGCGCAAGACTTGGGGCGCGAGGGTGGTGGCATGAATGATGCAGAAATTGCTGGATACATGGACTGGCGAGGACCAGGCGCTTACACCGCACATCACATGAAACGAATCAAACGCATCATTGAAGAGGTGCAGAGCCGTGAGCGCGAAGCCTGCGCCAAGTTGTGCGACGAGATCGCCATCGACATGTGGAAACTGTACAAGGGTCGGCCACCCTACAAAGGCGACGAGGAAGGCCGCGCATCTGACTTCACCCAAGGCCGCAGCGCTGGCGCTGAAGACTGCGCAGAGGCCATTTGCAAAAGGAGCAACACATGACCGACCGAGAACTAATGCAGCAAGCGCTGGAGAAGTTGGAATTTTTCGCTCACATGAAAAGCGTCTCAGAAGACACCAGGAGGCTGATCGCCGTCCTGCGCGAGAGGCTGGCGCAGCCGGAGCAGGAGTCGGTGAAATTCAACTGCACCGTAGTTGATGACGCTCACCCAGAAGGGGTGCCGCTAAGTCAGTGGGGACAGCAGCAAAAACAGGAGCCATTCTGCTATCACGATGGGCACAATATCGTCGGCAAAGAGTTTGCAGATCACTCTGACGTTTTCCCCCTATACACCGCTCCGCCGCTGCGCCAGTGGCAGGGGCTGACTGAGGAGGATTTGTTCGACATAGCAATCGTCAATTTCGGAGAACCAGATTTACAGCTTTTCATTGAAATGGGGAAACTTGTCCAAGAAGAACTCAAGGAGAAAAACACATGACATTTAAGTGCCCTGACAAGTACCGCGTGCAGATGCCTGGCTATCCTGCAGGAGACGAGCGCAATGGCTGCTTCATCGTGCCACTGAAGCACCAGCAGAAGCTGCGCATCATCGCCAGCGATGGTCTCGGCTGGGAGCATGTCAGCGTGAGCCGCCGAGACCGCTGCCCAACCTGGGACGAGATGTGCCAGATCAAGGCGCTGTTCTGGGATGAGGACGACTGCGTGATTCAGTGCCACCCACCACGCAGCGAGTACGTCAACAACCACCCCAACTGCCTGCACATGTGGCGACCGATTGGCGTGTCGCTGCCAATGCCGCCCAGCATCATGGTGGGCTTCAAGGACTGACGCCATGTTGAGAGAGTACCAACAACGCGCCATTGACATGCTCTACGCATGGTTCGAGGCCGGTGGCCGAGGCAATCCATGCCTGGTGCTGCCGACCGGGTCTGGCAAAAGCCACATCGTTGCTGCGCTGTGCAAGGACGCGCTGCAGAACTGGCCGGAGACCGTGGTGCTGATGCTGACCCATGTGAAGGAGTTGATCGAGCAGAATGCTGAGAAGATGCGCCTGCATTGGCCAGGCGCACCGATGGGCATCTACAGCGCCAGCATCGGCAAGAAGCAACTCGGTGAGCCGATCACCTTCGCAGGCATTCAGTCCATCCGCACCAAGGCCAAACAGATCGGCCACGTTGACCTGGTGATCATTGACGAGTGCCACCTGGTCAACCACAAGGACGAAGGTGGCTACCGGCACCTGCTGAACGAACTGACCGCCATCAACCCTGCGCTGCGGGTGGTGGGCCTGACGGCCACGCCCTACCGCCTGGGCCACGGCCTGATCACCGACAAGCCTGCGCTGTTCGACGACCTGATCGAGCCGGTGAGCATCGAGGAACTGGTGTTCAAGGGTTACCTGGCCACTCTGCGCAGCAAGGTCACCAAGGCCAAGCTGGACACCACTGGCGTGCACAAGCGTGGTGGCGAGTTCATCGAGTCCGAGTTGCAGGCCGCAGTGGACACCGACGACAACAACCAGCGCGTGGTTCGCGAGGTGATCGACCTGGCTGGCGACCGCAAGGCCTGGCTGTTCTTCTGCACCGGGGTCAAGCACGCCAATCACGTGGCCGAAGTCCTGCGCCAGCATGGCATTGCAGCCGAGTGCGTGACAGGTGAGACGCCAAAGAAGGAGCGCGAGCAGATGCTGGCCGACTTCAAGGCTGGCCGCCTGCGCGCCCTGACCAACGCCAACGTGCTGACCACCGGCTTCGACTACCCGGACATCGACCTGATCGCCATGATGCGCCCCACTATGTCGGCCAGCCTCTACGTTCAGATGGCAGGCCGAGGGATGAGGGTCAAGAGCCACATCGACCACTGCCTGGTGCTGGACTTCGCTGGCGTGGTGGCCACGCACGGTCCCATCACCGCCGTGCAGCCGCCCAAGAAGGCAGGCGACGGCAACGGTGAAGCGCCGGTGAAGGTGTGCGATAACTGTGGTGAGTTGTGCGCCATCGCCGTGTCCACCTGCCCGGCCTGCGGCCATCCTTTCCCTGAGCCAGAGCGCAAGAAGCTGGAACTGCGCGACGACGACATCATGGGCCTGGAAGGCAAAGACCTGGAGGTTACCTCCTGGAACTGGCGCAGGCATGTCAGCCGAGCGTCAGGCAAGGAGATGCTGTCATGCACCTACTACGGCAGCCTGTCCGACAAGCCGATCACCGAGTACCTGCCGGTGCTGCACGATGGCTACGCCGGGCAGAAGGCCATGCGCCAACTGATGACGATGGCCAACTCGTCCGGGGCACACCTGGCCGAGGCTGCGCACATGGAAGGCAGCGAAGGGCTGGACTACCTGGCCGTGCAGATGAGCAACAGCAAGCCGCCCACCAGCATCGAGTACCGGCTGGATGGCAAGTTTCACCGGGTTCTGAAAAGGAGTTGGTCATGACGCCGCTGATCCGAGAAACCATCGCCTGGACCACCACGACCGGCATGGATCCGACCGAACTGCAGTGGTTCGACATCTCCGGCCTGACCACCGCCAGGTTTGAGACGACGACCGATGTGTTGATGGAGTGCAACCCACCATTCGGCAAATGCGTGGGGGCCTACCGTGGGCCGAGCAAGTGGTTGGCGACAACGCCAAGGACGGCATCATTGTCGACATGTGGAAAGGTCCGACAGGCATCATGCCGCGCAAGGTGCCGACGATGCTCTACACCACCGAAGGCGACATGGTGATGTACGGGCCAACCGAGGAGGCCGACCCTGTGCCAGAGGAAGAAGCGCGCCTGGTGCTTGGCATCATCGCCAAGTGGTACCAATCGATGCTGTCCGGTGGCCAGGCCTACCAGCCGTTCGTTCGACAGAGCTTCACCAACAGGCGCAAGATCGCAGAAGGCAAGCAGCCGACCTACGACTGGCACACGGTAGTCATTGACGGCAAGGCGCTCAAGCGTGATCCGCACGGAGGCACGCACGCCAGCCCCAGGCTGCAC